TTTTTGCAGGTCTTGGGTTAATTCCTTTGCAAAATCCAGACCCTGAATGACTCCGCAAAGTTTTTGATACTCGCTGTAATCTTTCGCAGCACCGCGCCCCAAGTGCTGTTCTATTTCTGTGCGCCGCTCATCAAGTTTTGTTTTGATGTAATCAAATGGCGTTGAGAAACTCATGGTTTGTTACCTTTCGGGGGTTGCGACATCTGGCTCCTGTGCTTGGCAATGTCTATACCCAACCGTGTTCCCTCAAGCTCCTGCTGGTTCTGTGTTTGAACTTGGTGTTTCTTGATATCGATCCCAAGTTTTGCCCCGTCGTATTCCTGCTTTGCTTTCATAGCCTCTTCACGAAGCCGGATGTCATCCGCTTTAGCAGCCGCATCCATTGCATCTTTTTTGGATTTACGTTCCATTTCAGCTTGGGCAAGTTGACCTTTCTGCTGCACTTCTTGTTCTTTAATCTGAAGTTCTTTCTGCTGCATCTGGATAAGCGGGTCTTGTGCTTGTTGTTGCGCCTGTTGCTGCTTGGCTTCTGCACTGTTTTTCTGCAACAGTTTAGATGCTGCCTGTGCTGCAAGCTGTGACAACTGCACTTCAATTTCAGGCGGCAACGTGCGGTCTTCTGCTTCCTCGCCTTCCTCACTCATCGGGGGCAGTGCAACACCCAATTGTGTCTCTATCTCTTTGCGATACTGGAACGCCACATGCTCCATGATATGTGCCATAGCCGCAGCTTGAAGAGCCTGTGCTTGAGGGTTCTGCCCCATGATTGCCGCCAATTTTGGGTCTTTCAGAGCAGCCATATGCACCCCAAGATGCGCTTCGTGGTCTTGGTACATAAAGGCTTTAACCGGCTTACCATTCATCAAATTCATGTTCTCAGACACAGGGTCAACCGGTTTCATGTCCGTCTTGTCGGGCACAATCTTGGTTGCGTTCCTCATACCTAGCGTCTCAATCATCTGACGATGGAGGAACGGCAAGTCGTATATCTGAGGCGCAGTTTGGGAAAGCTGCAATACCGCTTGATACTGCACAACCCGCTGACTCATGGTTGAAGCGTTAGGATCAGATACCGGGATGACATCCACTAAGTCGTAGTCCGCCCGTTTAGCCTTGCGGTTGCCAACTTCCGGCTCGTAGTCGTATTCTTCTGGGGTGTTGTCACGGATAATCCCCGCAAGCAACTTAAACTCCTGTTTCATCGTGTAATGTATCCGCGCCTGAACCGCGCTCATTACTTTTAACACCCGCTCCAGAATAGCCAACGTAGTCCCAACCGGGGACTGTGCCGACATATCACTTACTTTCAAGTCCGCTACCGCCGCAAATCTACGCCCGTCCTCCACAATCTTGTCCATCAGCATAGAAAGAGTCTGGCTCGGCTCCTTATACGGCAACGGCAAAATGTTGTCCCTAATCGCGCCACTCGGCAGGTCTACATCCCTGAACTCCCCCGGAGCAATGGGGGTATCGTCGCCTTTGATGCGCAGGCCACGGGCTTTCAAACCACCGGGCAGATTTGACAACGTCCCTGCGTCTACAAGCTGACGAAGGAGAGAAGTCGCTGCATTTGCGTGTCCACCGATCAGGTGTATCAGTCCAAAGTAATAAAAACCAAACCCCGGTATGTACCCGTAGTGCACAAAGTGTTGACGACGTAGTTTTAACTTATCCTCTTCTAGCCAATTACGCCTTACCGCCAATATAGTACTTGTTGATTTTTCTATAGTGACAATATAAGGCAGTGCGATACCGGTAAACTCCCCATCCTGCTCGTCCTCATAGCCTTCCAGATCAATATCAACATGCATCTCCAGAATCTGATATCGGCTATCCGCTGTGGCGCTAAACCCTTGCTCTTGGGCTTTCTGTTTCTCTACATCGTCCATCACCAACATGGGTTCGCCAAGGTCTACATCCCGGTAGAACCCTGCAACCTGCAACATGCGCAATTCGTTTTTTGTCTTACGCATCCGGTGTGTAACACGCTCGGCAGACTCAAGGTTCATCGCGCCATAAGGCACAACAATATCTTCCGGTGGGATAAACACTGCGGTCTGGCGCTCAAGGGCGGGGTCAAAGTAAATCTTCTTGAAGGCATTACCCGACAAACACAGAGTAATAAGGAGGCGCTCGTGCTCTGGGCGATACTCCCGCATCACCTCGGTCAACTCGTAGTTCATGTCCTCCTGAACACGAATTGACGCTTCTTTCTTTACCGCCGTTTCCTTGCCAATTATCCGTGCACGCACCGGGCCGGTAGCTGGAAAAGTTTCCATAATTGTCTCGGACTGGAACTTAACTGCGCTCTCCATCAGGAGGGGGTGATACACCCCACAGGCACCGGGCCAAGGTTCTGTACGAGCTTCATACTTCAGCCCCAACAACTTCAACCCTTTAACATAAGTGTCCAACCAATCTTTACGTGAGGAAACATCGGTATCATAATCACCTAACAAATCACCAGCCAACGTCGCCAACAGGCGCTCGTCCATTATTTCCGCAAGGTTACACCCGAAGTCGGCAGCATCCCCTATGGGGGTAATCTCCATACCATTAACTGTCACTGACTCCGGGTCAACAATTTCTATTTCAATATCTGGCTCATCCACGAGGGACTCAAGCCCTTGAGGGGCTTGGTAAAGTGCCTTATCCATATTAGTAGCCATGACTATCCTTAGTAATAACCTGTGTGACGGTTAGATTTAAACTGTTTCATGGGGGGCTTTTCATCCGAGGGTAACTGTAGAAACCCCCCCTGCCGGAAGCGCATTAGCGCCATTACCATTGAGTCCACCAAGTCATCGTGGCTCATAAAAGGGAACCCAGCAACCTCTTCTACCAACTCCTCGGCCCACCGCGTCTCGGGCACCCACACCAACCCTGATCTAATAATATCCGCAACAGAATTCAACCGGGCCAGTTTATCCCCTGTCCCCCGGTGCGGGGTATACTCCTGCACAATCATACCGGTGCGTCGCATCTCTTGGTACAGGGGGGTGCCGCTGGACTTCTTCTCCACGATAAACGCATCGGGTTTCCAGTGGTTGTATTCAGCTTGGGCAAGTTCTTTTAACTCAGGAAACTCAACCCGCTCCTTGATGGCATTCAGCAGGATGATCTGATAGACCTGATCCTCCCCGTGGGCAAACACTCCCCATGTGGTAATCGCAGTATAGTCAGCACGGTTGTTTTTCTCGGCGGCAGCATCCAAAGAAGTGATTAAATACTCACACTTGGGCGGGGTTTCTTCAGGCCATATCTTCCACCACTCCCGTTTGATAACCGCCGCTTCTTCAGCAGTGGGCTGCTGCTGGTATTGGGAGTTCCACTGAAACAATGGCATCGATGCTTTGGTTTTAAGCAACGCCTCCAGCGGTAACCACTCAGGCCACAACGCTTTCCCGGTCATATCCCCCGTCTCAGGGTCTTCATGCGGAAGAATTGCTGGAAACTCCACAATCTCATACTGATCCGACATCTCATTCTGCAGCATATCTCGGGTTACGCGCCCGGTCAGGTCATCCATATGCCACCGAGTTTGGACAATTGCTACGCGGCCCCCCGGCATTAACCGGGTACGTGCACCATAAGTAAACCACTCATAAGCACGGGAGAAAACATCAAAGTTACCGCTCAACACATCTTGTTCAGAATGTGGGTCGTCCACTAGCAGCAAGTCTGCACCGCGCCCCGCTAAAGCAGAACCTACGCCGCAGGCGTAGTACTCACCACCTGCGCTAGTATTCCACCGCCCCGCAGACTTTGAGTCAGCAGCAAGCGCAATTGTCGGAAAAATGGTCTTGTACATGTCCGAATCAATGATATTACGCACTTTGCGACCAAAATCCACTGCCAAATCAGTTGTATGCGACACCATCAGCACCTTCTTGTCGGGGTACTTACCTAAGAACCATGCTGGAAAATAGATGGAAACAAGCTGACTTTTGCCGTGACGCGGGGGGATATTGACGCAAATACGGTCTTTCTTGCCCTCGGCAATCTCCATCAGCAAGTCCCCCAGCACTTGGTGATGCCTCCCCACTTGGTAATCAGGCTGCATGTACTGGCAAAAAGCAATCAAATCTTTCCTGCATCGTTCTGCTACCCGTCTACGGCCTAACTCCTCAACAATAGCTAATACTTCTTCCTGCTCTGCCTTACTTAGTATATGCAGGTTGCCATATAGATAGGTAAGCTCCACTTCGGATAGTGGGGTCACGCTTTCAATTCCGATTCGGGGGTGTCCGGGATAATCTCGGCATCAATAATTGCCGCCCTATCCATCAGGTTGCGCAGCTTACTACGCAGCTTATCTTCTAGCTCCGAAGAACTCTGGTGGGTAATAACCACCTCAGAACGATCTGAAAATAATCCGACATCCGAAACTTTACCTAACAACTCCAGAGCACGTAGACGCACCCGTGGGTCGGGATTGTCCGATTCTATAATCAACTTATTAGTGACAAGGTGCCGAATCTGCAGCGCACGGTCTACCGCAGCGTGGGCGAACTCATCCAGAATATTATGTGTCAGGGTAACTGACGCAGGCGCAGGCGGAGTGCCGGGGGCTAAGAGCGCGGGCACTGCTACTTCCGTATTGTCCTCATCAACCATAAATGACTCAACTACATCGTCTACGATGCGCTCATCAATGGTGGGGCGGACAATTAACTCTGGAACTTCAGATAGCAACATACAGTGCAGTCCTTTAGGTATGGACAGTTTGTCGGCTAATGCCACCGCATGCAGATTATACATATGTAGGGGGTGGGGGGTATTTATTATAAAAACATAGGGGGGGTGTTTTCTGTATAAAAACATAGGGGGGTGTGGGCTAAACCTAAAAAAATAGAAACTACTTGGCTGGATTAGTAAATCAGGAGACGCGGGAGTCTCAACCACACAGCGGGTGGTGGGGGTATGGTGGGGTCAGGCTGTCGGACAATCCGTCGTTCGTGTCGGATTGTCCCTGTTTAATAGAATTCAATAGTTGTTGACAATAAAGAATCATTCAGATATAATGATTTTACTGTATCAAATTGATATAGTCTTTATCGGGGTCTCCTGATATTGCAACGTTTCAATCTT